GGAAGAGGCGAAGACCGCCCTTGCTTCAACGTTACACAAGTGCGAAAAGATGCAGGAAAGCGGCAGACTACAGTCTTCACAAAAAACTTTAAACGACAGGCGGGTAAAGGCACTTCGGATTGCACTAGCTCTTATTGAGAAAGAGATGAGGTCGAAATAATGCCAATCGACTTTAAAAAACCGAAAAAGATTTATGCCAACTAAGAACTACATCATCAATTAAGTGGTCAGGTTACATGTCAAAGGCTTATGACAGAGTAGATTAGATGTTTAGATCTCGAACGGATTAGATATTTTTAGTGTTTTTGAGGTTTAGAGAGTGGGTTGGGTGTTTTTTTGTAAAAGCCGAGGTTATGTGCTCAGTATTGTTTTTTAGATTGAGTTGATAAAATGGTTGCGTAATAGGCTAAGCAAAATCGAAAAATATGCTTATATGTTTATTAGTGATGATATCTCATATATCGGAGCAGGATGGATCGGGATGATTCATATCTTCAGATTTTATTTTAAACGTGTTATTATAAAAAGCGAGGTGCAAATATGTATTTGATATTCATGTAATTTAGTTTTTAAGCACTGCCCTTTTTAGGGCTTATTCGTTGTGCTTAAAGACATATTTACATGAGTACATCCCTCACTTTTGGAGATCTCCTTGTAAAATCATGTCTTTTTGCACGAACAACACTTAGGTAGTTGTTCGTTTTTAATTTTTGTTAAAGGAGATTTTTTGATGAATAGAATCGAAAATTGGAAAAAACAATTTGCTATAATATATGCAGGACAAGCTTTTTCAATATTGGGTTCTGCCGCAGTGCAGTTTGCCATTATCTGGTGGCTTACCATCCAGACTGAATCCGCAATCACACTGACGATTGCATCCGTTGTTGCTTTTCTCCCCAATATGTTAATCGGACCATTTGCCGGTGTATGGATCGATAGATACAATCGTCGCTCGGTAATGATTGCAGCTGACGGCTTAGTAGCCGTATCCAGCATCATTCTTGGCGCAGCTTTTTTACTTTTACAGACACCGCCTATTTGGTTTATCTACATTGTTTTATTTATACGCGGATTGGGCAATACCTTTCATGGCCCGGCTATGCAAGCGGCTATACCAATGTTTGTGCCTACCGACATGTTGACCAAAGCAGGCGGTTGGGGTAACATGATTCAATCTGTATCTAACATGATGGGGCCTGTGCTGGGTGCTGCACTCATGGTATTTATGCCTATTTATGCCATTATGGTTGTGGATATACTGGGGGCTGCTTTTGCGATAGTTTGCCTTTTGTTAATTATAATTCCGGATATTCCGCAAGCCAGTGAAAAGATGAATCTATTGTCTGACATGAAGCAGGGTTTTATCTCAATGAAAGCAAATAAGCCTTTAATGGCTGTGTTTTTCCCCATGCTGCTGATGACCATACTTTACATGCCCTTAGGTTCTTTGTTTCCTCTGCTGGTACGTAGCCACTTTATGGGCGAAGCATGGCACAATGGTATTGTGGAATTTGTATTTGCAGGAGGATTGCTTCTTTCATCTTTGGTTATCGGTGTGTGGGGCGGCATGAAAAGGAGATTTTTCATGGCATCCTTAGCTATTGGCTTAATGGGACTGACTACACTAATTAGTGGGGCGCTTCCAATAAGTGGTTTCTGGATTTTTGTTGTATGCTGTTTCTTCTTGGGTGCCTCCGGTACATTTATGAATGTTCCAGTTATGGCCTATGTTCAAGAAAGCATTGCACCTGAAATGATGGGCAAGGTGTTTTCCCTCTTGATGACTGCCATGACTCTTGCTATGCCGATAGGTCTGCTTGTTGCAGGTCCGGTTGTTGAGGTCGTAGGTGTGAATACATGGTTTTTCTGGTCGGGTGTTGCGTTGATGGCAGACGCTATTCTTTGCCGCCTTCTGACAAGGCGTTATGATAAAGTTACAATGAGGCCGTAAGTGAAAAAAACGGCAAGGCACTCTACAAGAATTATACAACGTAGGGTGCCTTGTTTATTTTTAGCTTATTTATTTACATCCACCGTCACGCCGGACTTGAATTCCACAATAAATTTATCCTCATAGATGCTGACTTTTTCGATCAGCCGTCGGATAAGCTGCTCGTCGTATTCAGCGAGGGCGGCGGATTGCTTTTTTAGGAATGCGCTCATATCAGCCATCCGTTTTTTCAGTTCCTCACGGTTGACGTTTTCAATTTGCAGTTTTTGCTTTTGGTCACGCAGTCGGTGAATCTCATCGCCGACTTTATCATAGTCGGCATTGGAGGTGGCAAGCTTCAGAAGTTCCGTTTGAAGTTCTTCCAGTCGCTTATCGATATCTGCCAAGCCCTTGTCGTTTTCTCGATTTATCACGGTGGCAATGTTATCCTGTAGGGTTGAGAGGAAAGAATTCTTATCGCAAAGTGCCTGATTGATGGCGGTGACCAACACTTGCTCGATGGTGTTTTCCAGCACCGTGCGGGCATCGCAGAACAGACCGGTGTTTTCCAGTCTGCTGACGCACCGCCAGACGATAGACTTTTTGCCTCGGTTATTCCAATGCACCCTGCGAAAAACCTCGCCGCAGTTGCCGCAGATAACTATCTGAGCAAAGCAGTGATTGCTGCTGAAGGTTCTGGTCTTTCCGTTCGGACTGGTGTGGACAATGCGTCGGCGGACAAGCTCCTCCTGCACCTGCATGAATACTTCACGCGGAATAATGGCTTCGTGGCTGTTTTCTACATAATACTGCGGAACGATACCGTTGTTCTTGACCCGCTTTTTTGTAAGGAAGTCAACCGTATAGGTTTTTTGTAAAAGTGCATCTCCGATGTACTTTTCATTTCGAAGGATTTGATTTATGTTACTTGTATGCCAGCGTTCCCTGCCCGCACCGTTTAGGATACCGTCCGCTTCCAAACCGCGAGCGATTTTCAGCATACTGGCACCCTCAAGGTATTCCCGGTAAATGCGCTTGATGATTTCAGCTTCCTCGGGCACGACTACGAGACGCTTGTTTTCATCCTTTGTATAGCCGAGAAACCGAGCGCAGTTTACTTGAATTTCACCCTGTTGGTAGCGATATTGTAACCCCAGCTTTACGTTCTGGCTCAATGACTGACTTTCCTGTTGGGCGAGGGATGCCATAATCGTGAGCAGAACTTCGCCCTTGGAATCCATGGTGTTTATATTTTCCTTTTCAAAATAAACGGGAATGTTTTTCTCCTTGAGCTGACGGATATATTTCAAACAGTCCAGTGTGTTTCGGGCAAATCGGCTGATGGACTTTGTAATAATCATATCGATATTACCAGCCATACACTCGTCAATCATCCGGTTGAATTCCTCACGCTTTTTGGTGTTGGTGCCTGAGATGCCGTCATCTGCAAATATTCCCGCCAGCACCCAGTCAGGATGCCCTTGTATGTAGGCGGTGTAGTGTTCAATCTGCGTTTCGTAACTGGTAGCCTGCTCATCGCTGTCTGTGGAAACACGGCAGTATGCCGCAACCCGGAGTTTGGGCTTTTCTTCATCCTCACTCTTTCGAACATGCTTCCTTGCCGGAATAACCGTGACGCTTTTACTTACTGCCATTCTTGTTCACCTCCGTTTCAATTAAACTATAGGAGTATTCCGCTCGCCCGAATGGATCGTCGAATTCCTCTATACCTTCTTTCATTCGGAAGGCAGTAGGATAGACGACCTCTTTTTCTTGCTTTGGCTTCCGATTACGGCCGAGCCTTTCCAGCCGTATAATTCGTTCTGCTTCGGCAGTATTGAAAGTGTCTTTGTCAATTATAGCCGGATAAAACTCATCACCGAGGTATCGGGTATTTCGTAGCATCCTGCCGATACCGGAATGGAAAGCTTTAATACCTGCTTTCTTAGCGGCTGTTGCCAATGAATCGCCGCTCAGGTAAGATTGAAATAATGTTTTTATCTGCTCTGCAGCCTCTTTATCAATTACGGCTTTTCCGTTTTTAATACGGTAGCCAAATGGTATATGGCTCATTTACCTCACCAACCTTTCTTTTAGCGTAATGCCGCATTTTAATTCGAATCCAATTTCCGCTCGTGAATAAACAAGAACCCTCTCCACAAAACGGGTAAACAATTCACCGTCAAAGTCCGTCATCATTGATGCCCTGGATGTAAACTGCAGCAGAGCACTGACTTCACTTAGGTTTTGGAAGTCATTATTCAAGAATCGCGTTATGGATTCTTTTTGGCGGCGCAGGCGTTCTGCCTCTTGCAACAATTCATTGTTGCTCTTATTGTAAACGGCAGGCTCAAGATATTTTTTGGTCATCAGCCCAACCAGAACATTTCGCTGTTCTGTGTTTTCTTCAAGTTTCTTGTCAAGCGCACGTATGTTTTCCAGAGTTTCATCGGAACTCATCCCACGCAGACTGACTAACAATGGTTTTAGAACAACTGCATGTCCGAAAATGAGTTTGTTCATCATGGTGACAAATGCGTATTCGAAATCGGACTCCGACACATATTTCATAGAGCATTTCTTGATGTTTGCAATATGAGTGGAGCAGCACCAAGCAATTCGATGCCTTCCGCTTGAGTGACTTCTGCGTTTAAATGTGCCACCGCACTGGCCGCAGATGATTTTGCCTGAAAAGGGATAACGGTTCTGATACTTTGTGTTTTGCTTTTCCAGCCCTTTTTCCTTAGCACGCTGATCAATAATATCCTGTGCGGTCTCAAAATCCTCATGACTGATAATCGGCTCGTGATGATTTCGAATTAGATATTGGTCTTTTTCTCCATTGTTGTTATGGCGGTTGAAGTGCTCATCAGTATAGGTCTTTTGAAAAATGACATCACCTGTGTACTTTTCATTACTAACCATCCCGCGTATAGTCGTTGATGTCCAGCGACCGCCTTTTTTGGTCGGTACCTTTCGCCTGTTCAACTCATTAGCAATTTTGTGGGTACCCTTGCCGGACAAAATCTCGGCAAAGATGAAGCGGACAATTTTAGCTTGAGACTTATTGATAACCATTTCACCGTCTACATTGTCGTAGCCGTAAGGCGGATAAGATATTTTATATGTACCATTATGGAATCTGCGCTTAATCGACCATTTATTGTTCTCGGAGATGGAGACCGATTCGCTTTCGGCCAGTCCAGACAGGATTGACAGCATGAGTTCGCTTTCCATTGACCCGGTGTTAATATTTTCTTTCTCAAAATAAATGAAAACATCAAGGTCAAGTAGCTTTCTGACCAGTTCAAGACAATCGGTTGTATTTCGAGCAAATCTGCTGATAGACTTCGTTACAATGAGGTCTATTTTTCTGTCTTCACAGTCTGCAATCATTCGAAGCAATTCAGGCCGCTTTTCCTTTTTTGTTCCGGAGATGCCCTCATCATAATAGAGCCCGGCGAACTCCCACTCAGGATTTGCATTGACGTAGGATTCATAATGCTTTATTTGAGCATCCAGACTTTCGAGTTGTTCATCGCTGTCGGTAGATACACGGCAGTAGGCCGCAACCCGCATCTTAGTCTGTTCGGTTAAATCGGCTGTGTTTTGAGCAATTTTCGTTACCTTTTTCAAACTCTCACCTCCTTAGTCAGTGTGACATATTACCTCTGAAACGAAGTTATATCAACGATTTCAAGGCATAATCTCAGCTAATAGCGGCGAGAAAGTTTTGCGATTTAATTCGGTTATCTTGTTGAATTCCGACAAGGTAATTAAATCTTTCTCAAGCATAGAAGTGAGTATTTGCTGTGCTCTCACATAATCAACTTCGCGCTGCATTTGCTCATGCGGAGTAGCGTTCACTTCACCATCGATTTTCAGCCCTTCGCCAATAGGGCAACGCATTAACTCAAGTTTCTGTTCATTGAACACGAGAAACCACCTCCTCGCTATACGGAGAAAAGTGGAGCGTTTTATACACCTATAAATAAAAAAAGCCCGCAGAGTTTTTACGCTCCGCGGGCTTGAAAATAATTATCACGAATATTTAATGAAAGCATCCTTAAATCCTGCCGCCTTAACTTTCTTAAGCATGGCGTCAGCATTTGCTTTGACAGAGTATGCACCGACTTGAACTCGGTACAGTTTCTTCAGTTCGGTGGAGGTAGGCGCTTCTATTGCTGACAGCAACTTTTTAACTTCGGCACGGAAAGTATCCATTGACTTCCCGTGTTTAGGAAACCAGTGCCCGGGGTCGGCATGGTTACTGGCGATACCGCGCTTATGCCCTTCGTAATGCCCAATGATCACGTCATCTGCCATTGGGTCGAGCTTGTACTCTTTGCAAAGATAGGCGCATAATTCAGTTGCTTCTTTATACACAGCATTGAAGTAGGCGGCATCGGTCAGTCCATCTTCACAAATTTCAAAACTGATATGAGTATCGTTGACTGAGCCTTTTGAACCGGAGCCACCATGCCAACCTCGATGATTCCACGGGAGGGTTTGGTATGTTGCGATACTGCCATCCGCCAGTTTGCCAATAAAGGCATGTACACAGACCTGCCGCCCATCCGGCTTATCCTGATTCCAATGGTTATTATACTGGTTCTTGCCCAACAGACCGTCATCTGGACCCACATAGCGTTTGAGGTTTGGGTTATTTGCCCCGGTAGAATGCACCATGATACCCTTAGGAGTGATAGTTCGGCCTGCTTTGTAGCAAGCATTGTTGGTCAAAATGAGTTTATGGAGGTTCATTTCGTTTCGCCGTCCTTTCCATGAAGCTGTGCCAGCACACCTTTTAACTTTTCAGGCACAGGTAGCCCAATAGCCGTGGCATTCTCAACAAGAGAAATACCCTCATTAGCAATGTAGAAGAAGATAATCGCTGTACGAAGCGGTGCTCCCGTGCCGCCGAGCAGGTAAGTGTCAATGAGATGACCAATACCGACCACAAGGAATAGCGCTACCTTCTTGGCGATACCCTGTGCTCCGATTCGGCTGGAAAGCTTCTTCTCCACAATTGCACGAAGCACACCAGTGATGTAGTCGACAACCACAAAGGCAATGAGTGCGTAAAGGAAACCGTCTAATCCGCCTAAATACCAGCCAAGGGTTCCTCCAATGGCTGTAAACACAACCTGAATCCAAGTCCAAATCTCTTTCATTTTCCTTTTACCTCCTGTTTTTTCGCATAAAAAACGCCTGCTAAAATAAGCAGGCGCGAATGCCGATATTAATGATTATTCTTTAACTCTGTTTCGGGAGTGCCTCCCAAAGCCGCAAGTCTTCCTGACCGAGTGACCATAAGGCAAACCCACGCAAACCCCATCGGTATGCAGCTTCATTTGCCCAGTATACGATCGAATCTACGTCTTGGTAGTAGACGATACCAAAACCATCCCCATCGCCGAGGAATATCCTCGAGCACCAGACATTGATATCACGTGGTGTGAATTTTGCAGTATAGCCAGCGTTGCAGGGAATGTATAGCATCGCTGAATGCACAAAGTCGTAATCCATCGAGATATCCTCACTTCTGGTAGAGGATTCCTCCACATCTGAGGTAAGCGTAAATACCTCGAATTCATTGTCCCATGTAACGTTATTCCGGGCGATCCTGCCGTAAGTTTCGGTAGTACCGTTTGGCATCGTCACATCAAAAGCTTCATACGGCTCGTAAGTCCAGGCATCGCCTAAACGCAGAAGTTCACACTTGATTTCATTGTCCGACCGAATACCACAATAACCGCTTGTCGGTGATACCGTGGCTGTGAAGCGGAGGGTGTTGCTGTTTCCGGAATAAACCCTCACGCGGTTGCCGCGTTTCCTCATTTCGATGAGATACATATTGGGGTTTGTTCGGATATCGGAGACGGGTGTTTTAGAGTAAGCTGATCCATAACTGCCGAGCAAAACAGATCCTTGATAGAGTTCCACTTGCTGCGTGTCAATGTTGATACAACAGAAGATGTTGCCAATAAATACCCCAGCGCGCCCGCTTCCGTTATGAGGGAAAGCAAGCCGAGCTCGAAGATGAACATCAGAGAAACTGTCATATCTCCAGGCAAGCTGGCCACTACCTTCCAGCTGTGAGTAAACCCTGCCGGTTGCATATTCATCGCTTCGCCAGACTGCCCAATTGCCTGAAAGCGTAGTCCAGTAAGTGCTTTGCAGTGTGATGGGGTCCCGGAAGTCCTCATACCACACTAAAGCCGAGTCGGGTTTTCTTCGAAGAATCTCGGTGGTCAGCTTGAAGCCTTTGTCCGGAACAGCCATACTCCCGTTCACGTCCTTGAAACTGCGCGGTGAGAGTTCAAAGGTAGCTGAACCCGCTGAGGGCCGTTCTGAAAACGATGAGCAAAGACGAAAGCCATATAATTGTGCGCCAATCACACCTCCGTCAACGGTGATGGTGTGTTCTCCTGCCGACAAGCTGTGCTCTTTGGCAAGAGCCACCCAGAAGGTGCTTCTCCAATATGGCCACCATAGGCGGCTTTCGTAAAATCCGACCGAGGAACCGTCAAGTGAAATGTTGATACCGTTCTTATCCCAATACGGAAAGCAGATACGGACGGCAACATCATAAACTCCCGATTGCGGAACGGTAAATTCGTAGGTGGCTGTACCCGTTTCTGATGAGAGCGTAATCATGCCGTTACCAATAACCACACCCTCTGTATAACTATCCGGCACACCGTCCCGGTCAATATAGATTGTGCCAAACTCTGCCTTTTGTGTTTTTCCGTAGCAAGTTAAGTATCGTCGGCGGTTGTAGGTTTCCCCGATGATAGGGGCTTCTCGGTCGGTTGCATCGCCGCCCTCAGCATAATCGTATACCTGAGGGAGCATATACGGTACCTGATCGTAATCGTCCCAGTAGGCAAGCCACGGTATCATCGGCTGCGGAGGAGCATTACCCGTGAAGTTATACCCGCCTTCCGCCCATATTTTAGCGGCATAGTAGGTAAGCGACACGCCACGATATGTCTTGCCGAGGTCTGCAGGGTTCGCATATATCTGCCACTCCCAACCGTAACCCGGCAAACCCATATAGATCTTTTGCGGTTTCATTACTCTTGCGGCATAATCATACACACCGACAAGCCAGTCCCGCGGAGAGACAGGACCCGGTGCACTGCCAGCCCAAGCCATACCGTAGGACATAATCGCTGCCGTGTCGCAGTACGCATCGAGATCGGCATAGACACACCAGTTCTCACCGCCGACAGAGCCTTGGACGCCAGTCATACCGGGTAAACAGATATTGACCAGTTTTGTGGGATTGTACGCTTTGACGGTTTGGTATATATCGCGAAAGAGGATATTTGCTGCGTCCTTGTTCTCATACCCACCGCCGCGCTCCAAGTCGATATCCACACCAGCGCACCACGGGTATTTCTGCATGATCCGCACTAACTCAGATAGAAACTTAGTCTTTGCACCATTTTCGTTATTCCGCAGAGCAGTGAATATAGAAGCTGTTCCGTGATTCATCACGGTAAGAAACCAACGCACTTTGGGCCATTTGTTGATGTATGGCATCATGCTGGATATCGGTGTACCTGTTTCGGTTATCGTTCCTGATATGTCCACCTCAAAGGTGAAAATGCCGACGGCTTCAAAACGGTCTCCGTAATTATTCAAGGCTTGGTGCATTCGGGTGTTGCCCATGAACGACCATACCATGCATTTCTTTCCCTTAAGATAATCCCTGCTCATAAGCGCGGATCTCCTTCCATCATTTCTACATATTCAAGGTAGACCCTCGCCGATTTTCCACTTTCCAGCTTAATCTGATGCTTACTGTCATAAGCTGCGGTATATTGATAAAATCCATCCTTGGATGTGGGACTGCCATTTCGCAGACATTCCCTTGCCACAGCTTTTAAGGCAAATTCATCGCCCGCATTCACCGCCGATGTAAATTTGCACTTATGTGAATCCATGCCCTGTGAAATTTCAATGCTTCCCGCCGACATTGGCTGTTTCGGATAGATATATAAATCAAGACCCGCTGAGGTTTCTCCGGTGTTAAAAAGGACAAGAGTCGCACTGCCACGCACCACGGCATTTTGGTAGCGAGGAGTATTTCCGCTATTTCGGAGCATAACGTTGTTGTGGGGCGTATAGCCTGTCAGTTTGTCGCCTTCTTGAAGTTGAAGGTCGGTATAGTAAATCTCGCCAGTACAGTCGGCAATGAGAGGACGGAGGGTGACGTTCACGATTCGTTTTTCCTCTTTGAGCTTAATTACCTCTGCAAATCGGATGAAGTTGTTAATGACCATAAGTACCACCTACCCATCGAGAGTCCATTGAATTTCACAGACATGGCCGACCCAGCCCGTGGCAACGACACCTGCTTGAAGCATTAGATCAGTGAAGAATACTTCTCCCGTGCAATTCTGTATAACGAGTCGAATGGTGATGGAGCGCAGCCTGCCATAACCTCTGGGTGATGCATCCCGCGCCACTTGTTGAAAAGATACCATGCAAATTCACCGTCCTCTCAATACAAATCAATAAATCGTGTTTCGGTTGTCCCGTCCTCGTATTCAAATACCACCTCGATACCGACCTGTCCGTTCGTTCTCTTGCTTAGGTTATTCGATCCTATTTGCGCCGATATGGTGTAGTTGCGTCTTGATGCCGGATAAACTGTTTGTGCCATACTTTTGGTCATATTCGCCACGCCAACTGCCTTAAAGGAAGCTGTACCGGACACACCGTTTTCAGTATCCACTTCAAAACCGCTATTTTGCCAATAGGCGAAGCCGTCGTCGGCTCGGGAATTTCGCAAATGATTAAAGGGAACCATATCTTTAATTTCCTGCCCAATGAGGTTGCTTTGGTCGAACTGGTCAGCAATCGTCGAGGAGGAAGAGTCGCCCAGTTCTCTAAGTTTGGTGGAGAGTTCCAGTACGGTTTTCCATGGCTCTTGAAGGTTGTACTGGCGGCGTACAATTCGTGTTTTAATGGTCAGATTCAAATCCCTGTCATCAACGGTTACAATGTCACCTAAATCCCATCGCTCATGCTCATAGCCCGTCAGCACGGACAAATCCATCGCCGATAGGACATAGGATACGCGGGGCTTTGCATATTCGGCAAGCCGCATATTGGTAAATTCAAGCATCTGATAGGGGTTTGTAAAATTAGAACAGTCAAGGGTAGCTACCCGCACCTCGCTTGAATAGCTGAAGTCCTCCACGTAGTCCTTGCCACCATTGATTGCAGCGAACGTCATGCCGTCCTTACCGATAGCATAGAGCCTCGTGACAAGGGATCGGGTATCGACTACACGCTTAATCCCGGTCAGGTTTTTACGGTAGGCAAAGAGTGCCCCACTGTCTGTTCCGCTGAATGTCAGTAAATCTACACGTCTGTCCCGACTGTGGAATACCAAATCGCCGCCATGGATGTTCTGTACCATTCGAAGTATGGAGAGTGCGTTTTTTTCTTGGCAGGTCCATGTTCTCAGGGTGGTTACATTTACTGTACCGACTTCCCAGCCTGTACCTTCAAGTGCAAATGCCATCGGGACAGCGGGCAGGTCAGCGTTAAATTCAACTGGTTGTTTCTCTGCAGAAAAAGTCAGGTCATAGAATGCCGCTTCCGCATAGACCGTTGTGAGTATACTATTGCCATCCGAGCCTTTTTCATCAGTCATTGTCCGAATACGATAAACATCCTCAGCAATTTGTACCTGCTTCTCGTTGTCGAGCATTATGCGCTTCGGGTCACTGTAAGGCAACTTGAATTCCAGGGTGTCCGCTCCGTTGATCTCGCCCGTAACAATGATGTCATAAGCATTCTCCAGAACCGTTTCCCACGCTCCGTTCTCATCCAAAATAACAGGGCGGGCAAACCCCAGTTTCTCATACGGAGATTTGGGGATATCATGAAGCGTTATATCGAGTAGCTTTGGTGTAACCGTTGTATCGCTGGTGGTGAGCGTTACCCTGTAGCGGATATATGAACGATTCGGTGAGGTCAGTTCGCCGTTTGTGCCAACTGCCTGCCATGCCGACCAGTTCTGCATATCATCTGAGGTTGATGTTTCTATCAGTGAAATGGACGTGACACCCGCGGTGTATTCACTTGTTGCAGATACTCGACCGCTCCCGGCAAGGCTGCATTCGGTGGCAATAGTCGTCAGTTGGCCGCTTTCGGGGTAGAGATTACCAATTCCCTTACGTAGGGTGACACCCCCCGGCTCAGTTAACGCATCCACGTCACCCGAAGTGTCTCCTCCATTTGCAAGCATTGCTTGACGGAAGTAGTGAATCAAGTCATCAATAGTTAAATTGCTGTCTGTTTCAAAGAACCACTCATCCAAGCCACCTGCGTAGTAATACTGGTTTGCGTGCATTCCCATAACGATATCCGCTACACAGGATGGATTCAATGTACCAGTAAATGTTCGCAAAGGGGCTGTCCAAACTACACCGTCGGCACGATTACACAGAACTATCTGAGATGTTTTTTCCGTCACATTTATGATCGCAGAGAGAAAATACCAACCACCATTGACCATGTTGAATCCAGGTGTTTCGGTTTGGTCAAGGATAAGCGTTCCTGATGAATTATAGAGCATCATTCGCGGCCGCCCTTGATAGAGGGAGATATAAAAAATAGGCTGACCGGGTCCTTGCCTTGTATTGAAAAGCGGAATGTAGTTCTGCCCTACAGAATAGGTGGTCGGGTTAATCCAACCGCCGACGGCAATTTTCTCACCGAGATCAGAAAAGAACGTACCGTCGTTGGTGGCGACAAGGTGCGTTTTTTCTGTGGTCGGATTGTTGATGTTCATTCGGAAATACCGCCCAAATCTGCCGTTTGGTAAAGAAGCGGTTGTGCCGCTCCATCCAGAGACAGTAAAATGCCGTCCGTTGGCGGAAGAGTCTGCAAGGCGAGTATTACTATCCGGCGTGGATTCGTTGAAACGCCAGAGTGCTGATGTTTTTACGGTTGCAGGAATCTCGCCCGTAAAGTCTGTTTGAGAAGTCAATATGGATTTTACCGCCATGTCCTCACCTCCAACGGCTCTTCGCCTGTATTTGCAGTTCTGTAAATGTCGCACCGATTGCCGTAATGGTTATGATGTTCGTTCCTTTGCGGAGAATTGGAAAATTCAACTCTTGAAGCAGAGGCAGACCATTACGGAGCGTTTCGCCAGTTCTGTCTACCACCTTGGCAGTAACTAATCCGCTGTCGATGACGAGGGTTTCTCCGGCAGCCAAAGGCCCGACAATGCGAAGTTCTTCGTCATTTGTTTTCAACGACACATAGGTTGATGCCCCTGACTGAATGATGCCTTTCAAAAGGAAAACAGGCAATGAGTCTGTATTGCCTTTACTCCTCGTGACTGTATTTGCACCCTCTTGGGTTAGTGTAAAACTCTCGTCTGTCAAAGCGTAAGCATGTGGGTCGGGACAGACGAAGTTCAAGTCAAATGCGCCTGCCGAGCGAATAAGCCGTTCACAGTTCACGGCATCCTGCAGTCTCGCTGTGAAATAGCGGTCGGGGACATCGTCAAACACAAGTTGTTTCAGCCCTTTTTTGGGATCTAACCACTCGGCAAGGCCGTCTAACACTCCAACCAGAGAAGCGAGATTGTGCAATGGAGCAATATTACAGCTCACAGTTATGACCCGCTCTGCGCTATCACTGCCAAAGTCTGCCACACCCGGCTTTCCGGGTATGGAAACAAAGGAATTACGCAAGGGTGGCGAAGCCTGCCACGAGGTCAGACGAGCCTTGACGTTCATGCTTTGTGATGAAATTCCGTTGAAAATAAAGCCCATGCCAACACCTCCTTATGCCGGGCTAAACCGTCCCTGCGCCCGCGAGCCGGTCTGCATCAGGTTATAAAGTTCCTGTGATATTCTTCGGATGTCATCCTCGCTGCGAACAATCATCTGCTGTATGTTGATGAGCGAAGGCATACCTGATACCGCCAAGCCGCCATGACTTCCTGTTACATCGCCCATATTTATGCCAGGCGTATCAAAAGAGGTGGGGATAGCGTTCTGCATATCTTCTGCGACTTCATCCATCGCCCGTTCGAAGCCTACACCGATACCTTGACCCATGTTCTCGCCAAGTCCGGCAAATAAGGTAGATGGAGAATGGATACCGAAGAAGTTTTTGATGCCGTCGACGATCCCTCCGAAGAAACCGGAGATTTTACCCCAAATCCAATCGGCGACATTTGAAATACCCTGCCACAGCCCCTTGATAAGGTCGCTGCCGACTTGCACGATTTTACCGATGTTACCGGTAAAGCCTTTCACGATAGCCGTAATAATCTGAGGTATCGCTTTTACGATTTCCACGATGATGGTTGGCAGGTTCTTTATCAACGCCACGAACAGCTGAATGCCCGCACCCACAAGCTGTGGGATGCTCCCGATAATCGCCGTAATAAGCGATGAGATGATCTGTGGTATCGCCGCTACGATGGCAGTTATAATTTGCGGTAGGTTTTGAACCAACGATATTAACAGCTGAATCCCGGCGTCAATAAGCTGGGGAATAGAGCCGAGGATCGCCGTAATTAAACCCTCGATAATTTGCGGTATTGCCGCCACAATTGCTGTGATGATTTCAGGCAAGGCATCTACTAAAGACACGAGAAGTTGAATTCCAGCATCAATAATTTGCGGGATAGCCCCGATGATAAAATCTACAATGCCGAGGATGATAGCGGGCAAAGCAGCGATCAATTGGGGCAGTGCATCCAGGATGCCCTGTGCTAATCCGAGAATCAGTTGAAGGGCGGCATCAAGTATCATAGGCAGGCTTTCTACCAAGCCTTGAACGATTGTGATCACAGCGTTCACTGCCGCCGGTATCAACTGTGGAAGTGCATCGGCGATGCCTGTAACGAGAGTGGCCACTAATTGAACCGCTGCATCAATAAGTAATGGAAGGTTATCAATCAGCGCACCCACAATGGTCATAACGGCATCCACGGCGGCGGGGATGAGTTCGGGCAAAAGCGTCAAAATCGTTGTCAGCACCTGTGTGAAAAGATCGACTACCGTAGAGAGCAGAGTCGGAAGCAAATCACCGATTGCCTGTAGTATCCCGTCGAGGGCAGGCGGCAATGCCCTTACTATATTCTCAATAACTGGAACAATGTTTTTCACGACGTTCTGGAACGCTTCGACCACATTACCAATCAAAAGTCCGACATCAGCATTGGCATTACCCAAACCTGCCATCAAGTTTCCTATAGCTGATTGCATCCCCGCCATAGAGCCAGCTATTGTTTCCGTGGCTTCCAAAGCAGTCGTTCCTGTGATTCCCATTTCGGTCTGAATGACATGGATCGCTTCCGTCAAATCGGAAAATGAAGAGAGGTCGTATTTAATGCCGGATATTTTTTCGGCATCAGCCAAGAGTCGCTCCATTTCAGATTTTGTGCCGCCATATCCCAGCTTCAGATTGTCGAGCATCGTATAGTTTTGCTTGGCAAAACCCTGATAGGCCGTCTGAATAGCTGACAGATCCGTCCCCATTTTATTGGCATTATCCGCCATATCAGTAATCGCCATGTCCGCAACCTGCGCCGCTTTTGCAGTATCACCGCCGAGAGACTGGATAAGACTTGCCGAAAAGCCCGTGACAGTTTCCATATATTCGTTGGCGGACATACCGGCGGTCTTGAAAGCATTTTCAGCATACTTCTGAACAGACTGCGACGCTTCACCAAAGAGTGTATCAACACCGCCGACCAGTTGTTCGTAGTCCGCATAGGCGGATATGACTTCTTTGCCAAGTTTAATGGCAGCGGCTCCGGCAGCCACAGCCACAGCGCCCATTGCCACACCAATGCCTTTTAGGATGCCGCCCAGTTTCTCGAACTTTCCACCAGACTTTTCGGCGCTGTCACCAGCGTCCTCAAGTTCCTCACCAAGGTCGTCGGCTTCTTCCGCGGATTCTTCTAATTCACGCTCCATGTTGTTAAGTTCTGCGTTGGCATTATTGAGGGCAATCTGCCAGTTTTGAGTGCGGCGATCATTTTCACCAAAGCTTTCGGATGCATTTCGAAGAGCGGCTTCAAGGGTGGAGATTTTCTCCTTCTGGGCATCGATTGCTTTATTAAGGACTTCGTTACGGGCAGCAGTAGCCGCTATGGATTTGTCCTGTTTGTCGAATTCGCTCGTTACCAGCTTCATTTCACTACCGAGCACTTTGAATGACTGGTTTATATCACGCAATGCGTTTTTAAATTCCTTTTCGCCCTCGACGCCTATTTTTAACCCAAAATTGTCAGCCACTCAAAACACCTCCCTCCGTAAAAAATCAGATGCCATCAGGGATGACATCTTCAATAAACAGTTCGCGCTTTGGCTTGACCATTCCGAGGAACTGGCGATGGCATTCCCACAGGTCCAGCAATTGTCCAATTGGGGTAAGCCACGTTTCCTCTTCGGAGCGATTCAGATGAACCGTACCGTAATATAAAAGTCGGGTAAACAACTCATCGTCGCTTACCCGACCTCGGCGTTTTTTGACTCACTATCCTCGCTTTCGATGTTACGAGCCGTTCCTTTAAACATCGCCTCAGTAATTGCCGACTTATATACCGCCAGTTCAAGTGGCGAGGTGAGCAATTCCACTTCTTCCTCGGTCAGCAAATCTTTTGGTTTTTCCTGGTTGTGTAGGTTGTGGATGAGGATGGACTGATTGGCAAGTAGCGTAATCAGCCAAATAATCTCATCCAGAGCCATCTCGAAGTTTTCTGACCTCATTAACTTCTCTCCCAAGTTGTCCAGCCCGCCGTATCGTTTGGCGATTTCCTTTGTGGCGCGAGTGGATAAAATTAGCTCATATTCTTTGTCGCCGATTTTGATAACGGCGCTTCGTTCGTTATCCATGCATTAAACCTCCAAATCCGTGTCAAACTCAGGTTCGTATACTTCCGTATACCAATCACTGGTCACAACCGGTAGTACATCCACATCATCTTCGTTAACTTCCGCTTTCCATGGATGACGACCATTACCGTCCGGTTTATTGCGTCGGGAAACAGTGCCTTCAATACTTGGCGTTGAAAAGGTGATACTATCACCCTTGGTGGCAAGATTGGTGGACGGAATGCCGAACTTGACGCGGTAAAGCCAGAAGTAGCGATACTTACCATTCGCTTTTTTCGCTCGAAATCCAATAGCGACAGGCTCGCCACCATCCTCTGAAGCAGAGATAAGAACACCGTTTTCATCTGTGGTCGCGCCCGTCAGTTTTGCGGCGACGGTTTTACCAATGTCGTCCACACCAAGGGTCAGTTTGCCGTTCTTGAATTCCTTGATAATTTCGGCGGCACCGTCATCCGCCCAAAGTGTCGCTTCCGCAAGTTCGATTGATAGTTCAGCTGAGATTGCCTTTGCTAGCATTACCGGAGCGCCGTAGGTTTCGTAACCCGTAGTAGGCGCTTCGGTGATTGGTGCGTAGTAGAGTTTATCAAGCCCAATTGTAGCCATGTTAAATTTCCTCCGTTTCGTATTCTTTCGCCACATCGATGGCGTAGTGGTGATAGCCGGTGTCATCCTCGTGTCCGATATACCGGCGGTCGGTAATAACAAAATCAGCTTGGAGGAGCATCCTCACAAGCTGATTCTTTCTTTGTAAATAGTTGTTTTTACTGAACAGCGAGATTCTGACTTCGCTTACATCCGCCAGCGGCTTATTATCTCCGTAAACGGCAAAGGTGTCAGTAAGCGGGGTCAGTACCAGGTATTCATCAGGAGGTACTCCGCTGAAGACGCCTGTTTCGACAGAGATATTTGCGGTTTCAAACAGTGTGTTCAGTTCAGATAATATGCTCATAGCTTCTCAATCTCACTTTCCAGCTTATTGGTCATAGCCTCAATGCAAGCACCTCTTGATCTGCTTTTGGCAGGTTTCAGAAAAGGCTTCGGAGGCTGTCCATGTTTTCCGTATTCGAGGATGTTGGCAAGTTTGGCATTGCTGCCGCCGTCAGAGCGCGGCTCTGCAAAGCCTATTTTCACGTTGAAATTACCATCTCTGTCTTGCTTCGCCGGAGATACACCAAGCGCAGATTCAAGTTCTCCGGTGGAGCGGCTTTTAACCTTTGTGTTTTTACCGACCACAGAAGAAAGATTGCTTTTTACCTTGTCATATACGACTTCAGCACCGGCTTCAAGAACCTTCGGTATAATCTCATCGGTCTTTTCAGCCAACCTTGACACTTTGAGCAGGAATTCCTCCGGCATCTTGAAATCGACCTTAGCCATCAGCGCTCACCGCCAATACTTCAAGATACATTCCTCGGCCCTTTACATTTTCAACCGAGTATATGTTGTAGCGTTTGCCCTCGCAGACGATAACATGGCGGTTGTGAAGAGCAAGTCCGGGAATCGTGCGGAGACGGAACAAGGCATTCACTTCATCTGATTGCGCCATGTTACGCCACTTTTCCGTAGAGTTTTTCTGCTCAAAATATGCCCTGACTGACGCAAGAGCAGTATCACTATGACTAACAAAACCGTCAGCATCCTTCGTGGGGTCGGTTGAGATAATATCGATGAATGTGTTTATTTTTCCAAAACTCATGCTCACACCTTCCAATCCCGGTCAAGTTTAAGAAGAAGGTTGACCGTATTCCATACCTGCTGTCCGGCCTGAACGTTGTCGGCGAAAAAGCCGCCGGTGCTGCCGTCCCGGCTCTCATAAAAATGGGACGACAGCATAATGACGGCCTGCTCTGTGGTAGGCGGCATAGGATGGTCCTTGTAGAATTTCTCCGGAAGGTGCTGATAGCTTTCGGCATAGGATACGGCGGCGGTGATGTACATCTGCAGGAGTTCATCGTCCGCCGTATGCTCAAGAATAAGATTTGCCTTTACTTTTTCAATCAGCGTCATTCCGCCACCGTCCTTTCCTTATTCTTCTGTTTCCAGTTCCGCGATGACAACAGTGAATGTGGCTTCGGGATAACCGGATGACCAGAGAGTGAACGACTTCGGCTGATTTACGATTTCGTCGCACTTCAGCCACATCACAATATCTCCGGCCTGCCCGCCGACAGCAGCAGCTTCATCTGCATCGGCTGAGGTCAGCTGACTACCGTTATACTTAACTGCCGTGATGGCAGGAAGTCCTGTGGTTATGAGGATGGCAACCCATTTGTGGGTTCCTTGTGCGGGGGTCAAGCTTTCATACGCAATTAGCCCGTCAACCGGAACAGTGACTGTAATGACATTGTCCTCGATAGTGATGGATTCGACTTTGTCTTGATTGACTGTCATATCTTCGCTCAGAGCAGTGGTGACATTAGCAACTGAGACATTCCATGTATCGGGTTTCATCAGTCCTGTGTCCTTCAGTTTCAAAAGCAGCGCGTTGAGGTCGTCCTTGAGTCCGGCAACATTTGTAGCAGTACTTGCGGCTTGATTCGGGGCAGAAGGAAGCCCCGTTACCGAGACTCCCTCCCTAATTTCCAACGTTCCGCCGATAACGGTTTTTTCACCGCCTTGCTCGGTGTAGTTCTTTGTGTTGTAACCCATGTCGCACCTCCGTTACGCTTTTTGCTGGAGAACCTTGATGGCCTCCGGCAGAATCAGTTTTCCGTCCACACGCTGAGTGGCCATAAAGCCCACCTGACCTGTAGTAGCGAAAAGCTCGTTCAAACGCTTGAAGGAGCGCCCCTGTCTATCGGCAATCCAATAATACTTGAAATCGCCGAAAGCGATGGTCTTAGCACCGGATTCAATTGTCGGTACATATGCAGACGTGTAGACGGGACGGTTTAGGATGGTATCGGGAGTGCCTGCGGTCAGTGAAGGCTGCCACAGATATTGCCCCTGTCCGTCCTTCAGCTTACGAATCGCCTTAACCGTGGAGTCGTTCATCACGAACACAGCCTTTTTGCGGTAAGGAGATTTCAAGGAATAGAACAGGTCGATAACTTCATCAACAGTTATCGCGGTAGCGCCTGCGGTAGTGACTCCAAGTTGTGCGCCACCTGTTGCAGCGAAAATACCTGTAGGCTTACCGGAACCGTCGCCCACAAAGAAGGCTTCTTCTTCTTTAGATCCAATACGGCGGGCAAATTCGGTGCTGATATAACTCGGTAGATCAAAGACCGAATCGTTAAGCAGTTCATCAGACACCTTAATGAAGGTACCAAGTTTGTATGCTCCGATAGAGGTCTGACCGAAAACCTCATCGGTATCAGGATAGAGTTCTTCTTCGTCCAGCCATGAGGCAGTACCGTGTGTAGTGACTACCGGGATTTTGCGGTCACCGCTGGAGGTCTGAATGATTTTTGCCAGCTTACGGAAAATATTTTCTTCCTCCAAAGACTGTACGAGTGTGCGTTCAAACTCATCCGGTACAAGGTAGCCGCCCTCGCTGTCTTCTCCGACTTCCAAAGCGTTTCTAATATCATAATGCGGATTTTTAGAGCGCATCACGTTCCAGAACGCCTTTTTGTATTCATCTGAAGCTCTCCCTGTTTTGGTATCAGCACCGGGAACGGCGGGTTTTGCTGTTAGAGGTGTGTTCAGTGGCTTTGATAGCTCACGATCAAGGGCTTCCTGTTTCTCAAGTCGTTCAATTTCCTTACCAAGAGCTACTACATCGGCTTCCATTTTGTCGTAGGTAGCGGTATCTTCAGCGGAAACCATGCCGTCCGTACCGCGTTTGGCGTCGAGGAAAGCTTTAGCAGCTTCCCATGCTTTTGCGCGCTTTTCGCGCAGTTCAAGAATTTTACTCATGTGTTTTTCCTCCTCAAAATTTAGTGTTGAAGTAAAGAAAGCCGCTTCTCAAGCCATTCCGCAGGAGTAGCTTTGGCGACATCAATAGGGGTACTGGTTTTCTGTTTTGACAATTTGGGTTTAACCTTGTCAAGTAAAGAGTTTGTTACAGCCCGACGGCTGAAAGCGAATGTCACATCCTCTGCTTGAACACGCTTTTTCTCATCCTCCAAAATTCCGTCTGCAAACCCAAGTTCTATGGCTTTGTTGGCGTTTAGCCAAGTTTCGGCATCCATAAGGTGGGAGAGTTTTGCTCGTGATTGCCCGGTTTTGATTTCATAGGCATTGATGATGCTTTCCTTCACCTCCGAGAGCATTGCAATGGCTTTCTGCATTTCCTCACTGTCGCCGATCGCGATAGTCAGTGGATTGTGTACCATCATGAGAGCGGTAGGGGCCATTAGCACAGTTGTTCCCGCCATCGCAATAACGCTCGCTGCTGATGCGGCAATACCGTCAATCTTGACTGTGACCTTGCCTTTGTAGTCCATGAGCATGGCATAAATCTGACTAGCGGCAATACAGTCACCGCCCGGAGAGTTGAGCCAAATAACAATGTCACCCTCACCGGCATTCAAATCTGCTTTGAAAGCCTTAGGGGTGACATCATCGTCAAACCATGATTCTTCTGCAATCACACCGTCAAGGTAGAGCGTTCGTGTGCCGGATTCCTCATCCCACACCCAGTTCCAGAATTTCTTCATTCGGTTTCCTCCAATCTTGTTGTATTTGCGAACGCACCTGCGTCCTGTAATTTGGTCATCGCACCGTTGATAAGGTAGAGATCTCCTCCAAACTCCGCCGGAATGCGATCGAGATTTTCTAGCTCACGGATATCGTTTGCGCTCATCCACCCGTTCTGCCTTGCGGTTGCATATCCGCTCATGCGGGAAACATAGTCGCCTCGTAGCAAGCCATCTACATTAAACTTAATGAATACGATTGGCTTTTCGCTTTCCATAAGCAGGGCACGACACATGGACTGCTCCCAGCGCACTACCCACGGATCGAGCGTGTACTTTACAAATGTATTTGTCAATCGAAAAATCCCCCATATTTTAATCGAAAACTCCCCCACCTATAGTTAAAAAAACAACACATCATTCCTGTTCTTTTAACCATCTTTTGGTTTCTTTCAAACGATAAGAGTTCC